TTCATACGGACTTGAGGGACATCCAGTACACTATCTGCCTCAGAAACCTTGAAGATCTCTCCAAGGGTCAGAAGATGGTTTTCCAACTTCTGTTTGTCGCTATCTAAAGCGATCTCGTCATCGCCTACCAAAGTGTAAACTTTGAGGCGAGACTTCTCACAGCAGTATTGATGTGAGAGGGTGAGTATGACTTTGGTCATCATATCACCCATCATCCACCCACGGTGCATGACTACAAGCCGGTAACCCGACTTGTGTGGAACAAACGCAAAGCGTTTACCACAATACTTACTTTTTGCAAGTAAGGCAAGACCCAGAGGAAACTCCGGGTTTTCCGCTCTGTCTATAAGAGCGTGCCAGATTTGGCGTGCAACACTTCTGTTGCCCCAATCTGTTGCTTCCGACAAGTCTGTCGAAAGCGCATAGACGTTATGGTCTACGAGCTCTCCCCACTCTTTACCTTGTGGGTTAAGCACATCTGTGAGAAATCTCCACAGATGTCGGTCCGCTTTTAAACCGGACTTTACCTGCTTAGCTGTAAGGCTAGGCTGGAAGATGTGTGCAAATACACCCATCAGCACCTGGTATGAATAAGGTGCAACCGTGATGGTCCTTGCCTTTGAAGGCTCGGATACACCATGGACACGTACACATGATGTGTACGTTGGATTGTGCAATATATTATATATTGCCCAATGGACTAGATCCTTTGCGGATCTAATCGGTCTCGGCTTAATATAAGTCGGGACCAAAGTGCGGAAATCGTATTCCGCACGAACTACCTTGTGATTTGCAAGATAGCTTATGTAGGCAGTTTTACCGCCTGCAGAACGCGTGCTTTCTAAACACGCAGTAGTCCCCCCGCTAACTTTAGCGGAGAGACCGTCGACCCTCTTACAGGGTTCGGTGATCTTGTCTAGTACAGACGGATCAAGTCTCACGGGAGTACCCGCTTCCGAGACTGTGGCTATGAATTTTTCATAGCTGAGGTCAATCATTTTTTGATCGGCCATACCTGTGGCTCTGGTCTGACACCAGAGTAGCACAAATCTGCCCAAGTCACTTGGGCCCTCAATCGGAAATCGATTGAGTGCCGTGCGTGCAGCACGGATGTACGGATGCATAAATTCCGGATATTGCACGTGATCTAAATCACCGTGCAAAGCAAATGATTTTCTCATCTGCTTTTTCAGCCCTTTCCATTCGGACTGAAAGCGTGCATAATTATGCGCGCAGTTCTCAAGAACCCAGTTCGTGAGAACGTCACACTCCGCTTCTAGAAGTGTGGTATGCCTCTCCTCACAGATGAGTAGAGGTAAGATGGCTGCATCAGCCGTCTGAAACCAGGATCTAACCTGGTTGAGGTGCCCAGCGTCTAGGCGCCTACGCATCTTCCCACGAAGTGCGGCGGAAGCCTTAAAATAAAGGCTCCTAAGCAGAAGGCTCTGCTGATCTCCCGGAGTAAATTCGGAGAGATACATTGGGGGTCCTCGGACCCTCAACGCCCTCTTTTGGAAGGAGGGCGATATGCGTCTTTCAAAAAAGTCGCATACACTACGGAATTCACCGTAGTACTCATCCAGTCTCTGGATGAGAGTACTACTTTGTAGTACAACAATGCGGGGCCCAGCCCGGCCTATCGTAGGCAAGGGCGGGCACCAGCGTTCGGTCATTCTTCAATGACCATTTGTTTGTAAAACGAACAATATTCCTCTTCGGAGGCGAATCGGCA